ATGAACCGCTCAAGCACTCCAATTGTCCAGTTCTATCGTTTGATCGATGAGGCCCGATTGCCGCAACGCGCGGACCGATCGGCGGCAGGGACGTTGCCCACCCGTGCCTATCGTTATTGTGAAGCCATCACTTCAGCGACCAGCTTCGGCTGGTGGGTGTTCCCTCCGGCGGACCTGCAATTTGTTTGGGACGGACATGACATATCTTGGCAACGCACAGGCGCGACAGACTGGTTGCCGCTTATGTCCGCCGCGCAATTCCCGGGGTTTGCCGCCCGCTTCGATGGAGCCGCTCCCACGTCGCTCGCGGGATGCTCGGCGCCATTTCTGACTGCACTTCCCGAACCCGGCACGCTACAGATCTGGACTGGTCTAATGGCGCGGACCGCAGCGGACTGGAGCCTTCTGATCCGTGCGCCAGCCAACTTGCCCTCGCCAGGCGGGTATTCCATGTATGAGGGAATCATCGAAGCCGACCGCTGGTTCGGACCGCTGTTCACCAATCTTCGTTTCACGCGCACCCATGTACCTGTGCGTATCAGGGCCGATTTTCCCCTCGCCCAGGTTCAGCCACTGCCGCGCGCAGCTTACGCCGATGCGACCCTTGGTGCTTTCGCCAACGTAGCCGACCTGACGGGATTGATTGAGAGTGACTGGGCTGACTATGAGAATACTATCGTGGTTCCCAATAACGATCCTGCTCGGTCCTTTGGTGCCTACGCAGTTTCGGCGCGAAAGCGCAGCATCGCTGGCTGTCCATCGCAGTCGCGTCGGGCTGACCAGAACTAACCGGCACGGCCTATAGCCAGTGTCCTGACGCTGAAGCTGGTTAGGCTGTGCTGAAGCTGTGAACGCTGCATCTCGTACCCTGGCGCATATGCGACTTCTCGTCGACCGATGCTCATCGCGCAAATGGTCAACCCTGGCGCGCCGGGCAACCGCCAATACCAGCTCAACCTGCTATGCTCCGCCAGTGCCCCATCGGCGATATGGCGAACGTCGGCCTCGGGACACGCGAGCAGAATCAGACTGACATCAACCGCATGCAATCGCCCTTCCGGCCCGCCCGGAACAGGAAATCGACCACAGCGCCAACGCCTAGCATCCGCGGCCATTTGGCCACCGAGGTGAGCTCCCAGATCTCCTCTACCGCGTCGACGGCACCGAGCAAGGCGGGATTCTCGCCAGTAATCAATAGCACGGGCAAACTGCAGTCGAACGCCGCGATCGTCATCAGCACATGGCATCCATCCTGGCCTTCGGCATCCATTGCAGCAACCACGGCCATCGGTCGACGGCTGCGGAGCACCGCTCCCAGATCATCTCGACTTGGCATTCGCGCAACCGCGACATTCAGGCATTCGCCAATGCTGCGAAATGAGTCGGACAAAAGCGCGCCATCCTCAATCACCACCAGCAACGGCTCTCTCGTCCGCTGTTCCGTTCCGTCAGCGTTGTTTTGCGACCTGGCCGGCACGTTGAACGCCTTGTCCATGTAAGTCATTGGGTCCTCAGCAAATGAGTGACTTCGCGAAAATCCTCGTGTGGGCGAAGAGCGGGAACGCGATAGTGTGACTCCGGGCGCACGTCGCATAAAGCGGGCGGATGGTTAGTTAACCGTCAATGTGCGGGATTAGTGCGTTAATGCACGGTGTGAGGGTCGGCCCTGTCCTACCGCAGTCATCCGCGATGGAGGGTCACCATCCAATGGCACCGGCCCGACTGCAGTGTGCCATTGATTGTTGCCGAGTCCGAGGACGATCCTTCGAAGGTGATCGACAGATTCTGATGTTCTCCGCCCTGACGAGCGAAAGTCCCCTTCAGGATGCGGTCCTTGTCGACTTCGCCTTGGATTACCGTCGTGCCCTGGAATGGATCGAAGCCGAAATTCTTGACGCCGATCGTCATCAGGCCCTGTGTCGTCGAACCACACGTAGGGTCCGTTGGCACCACAGGGCCGGCCCAGCGACCCTGTAGTCCGTGCCAATCCAGGACCTGACCGGATTGCAATCGGTCGCCGAGATCTCCGTGGCATCCGGCAAGCGTTGTAGCGAGGAGAAACCCGATAGCACAAGCTACAACGCCTACAAGGCCCCCGTTTTGGCGGAAGGTCTGCATTCGGTTGTGGGAAGCCGGATTGACGTCGCTTCTGGTTACCATGCGGCCCAGTGTAATGATGGGCCGGAGACAGAGCGAGCGATGCCTAGAAATAGCACTAGGAATATTTTCAGATTTTTCTTGCCCACCTGACCCAGATCAGAGTATCAATTGCGGTATGATGACGGGGTGCGCAGTTGAGCGGCCCTCTCGATCTTCCCTCAGGCCCTCAGCGAGCCAGCCTCCCTAACAGGGTAGAAGTTGTTCGTGCGGCGTAAAGCCCGCTGACCAACTCTGTGGGCGGCGGCTCGTCTATTTCGACATGCTTCACATGGAACTCCATCACCTGAACGATGTCGGGTTCCCCGCGCGCCTCGCAGAGCTTGGACGGGGAGCCCGGTTACCAGACGGCCGGGCCCAGCCTGATTGATTGGGTGGCAGGCGTCGTTGCCCAAAGTGGGAAAAGACCCGCGCCGCACCATCTTTTGCTACTGCAACAACTCGATTCAATCAGTCGAGGCACCATTGATCGGCTGATGGTGCTGATGCCTCCAGGCTCGGCCAAATCGAGTTATGGCTCCCTGCTATTTCCAGCGTGGTGGTTTTCGCAACACCCTGCGAGCTCGGTGATCGCGACTTCATACACGACGAGCATTGCCGAGCATTTTGGCCGCCAAGTCCGCGAACTGGTCAGAGAGTATGGACCCCAACTCGGATATACTCTTCAAGGTGGAAGACCAGCAGCCGGCCACTGGCAGACATCGCACAAGGGCGAATATTTTGCTGCGGGCACCCGCGGCCCACTAACCGGTCGCCGCGCCGATCTTGTCATCATCGACGACCCGGTCAGGTCACAGGCCGACGCCGACAGTCCGGTCCTTCGGGATAGACTCTGGAGCTGGTACCGGTCGGATCTCGCGACCCGACTGAAGCCGAAAGGTCGGATCGTATTGATCATGACGCGCTGGCACGAAGACGATCTGGTCGGTCGACTGCTCGCGCAGAATGCAGCCGAATGGCGTATCATCCGCCTTCCCGCTCTTGCCGAGGGTGACGACGCGCTTGGACGCGTTCCTGATGCGGCCTTGTGGCCTGCGTGGGAGGATGAAGCGGCGCTGCTGAGACGGCGAAACACCTCGGGTGAACGCGCCTGGTTTTCATTGTTTCAACAGTCACCTCGGCCGATCGAGGGCACCCTGTTCAAGACAGAGTGCATCGACATCCTTGACGCGTCACCCTCGCGTTCGACCGAATTGGTGGTACGCGCGTGGGACCTTGCCGCCACAGCAGCTATAGGCGGTATGAATCCCGATTGGACGACCGGCGTAAAGCTCACTCGCGACATTGGTGGTCGCTTCATCGTGTTGGACGTTGTGCGCCTGCAGGGCAGTCCGCACGCGGTAGAAGATGCCATCGCGGAAACCGCACGCGTGGATGGTGGGTCGGTCCGCATCGGACTTCCCGAGGATCCTGGTCAGGCTGGCAAGAGTCAGGTTTCGTGGCTGTCCGGTCGTCTTGCCGGCCATCGCATCTCTTCGTCACCCGAGAGTGGTGCCAAGGCGACGCGAGCCGCGCCAGTCGCATCGCAGGTGGAGGCGCGCAACTTCGCCATCATACGCGCAGGCTGGAATCACAATTTTATTGAGGAGCTGCGCAATTTCCCATTCGGTCGCAAGGACGATCAGGTGGACGCGCTGTCGCGAGCTTTCAAAATGCTAACCGAGGGTGGCGCACCGATACGTCAGCTCTCCATGTCCTACATGACGCGGTAGGTAACCTGAACCCGGTGCCAGTGCATAATGTTCGAAACCATCTGCAACCTAATCCCACGGGATCCACAATATCCTGTCCGCGCGCGCACTTTGGACATACTGAAGCGCGTCCTAGATGGCAGATTGTATGATGTTCTGCCGTATCAGTTCCACGAAGAGCGGGGTGCAGGCGGCCAATATATTCCGTTACGCAGTCGCCGGCCCAGCGTGCGGTACGCTCTGTGTCGCATCGTAGTCGAAGATAGCGTATCGCTGCTGTTCAGTGAGGGCCACTTTCCGACCATTGACTGCGCCGATCGCGACATCCGTACTGCGATCGCCGATATTGCGAAGGAGGCTCGACTTAATCTGACGATGACAGAGGCAGCGATACGAGGTGCCATTGGCTCCGTCGCTATTCTCATGCGCGTTCTCCGTGGACGAATATTCTTCGACGTCCTGGATACAACATATCTGACGCCCGAGTGGGACCCTGAAGAACCGGATACACTCAGGCGGGTTACGGAAAAGTATAAGGTCTCCGGAGATTTGCTTGCATCGAGCGGGTATGAAATCTCCGATACCACGACTGATCAATGGTTCACGCGTTGTTGGGATACCGACAGCGAGACCTGGTTCAGACCGGTGCCGGTTGGCGTCTCCCTCGCTCCAGTAGTCGATGAATCGCGCAGCGTGCAGCACGGTCTTGGCTTTGTGCCAATAGTGTGGATTCGCAACCTTCCTGGACCGTCGTCCACCGGCGACGGAGCCGACGGAGCCTGCACATTCCGCGCGGCAATCGAAACTCAAATAGAGATTGACTACCAACTTAGTCAAGCTGGCCGTGGTCTCAAATACAGCAGTGATCCGACGTTGCTGATCAAGGAGCCGGCATCGAGCGACAATGAAATTGTCAAAGGTGCGGGCAACGCACTTGTCGTCAGCGAAAAGGGTGATGCCAAGCTGCTGGAGATCGGCGGCACCGCATCAGCCGCGGTCATCGAATACGTGCGTACACTTCGTGAGCTGGCACTGGAAAGTGTTCACGGCAACCGCGCCAACGCAGATCGGTTGACCGCGGCCCAATCGGGCCGCGCGCTCGAGCTGATGAACCAAGGCCTCATTTGGTTGGCCGACAATCTACGCGTGAGTTATGGCGAAGGCGCGTTGCTATCCCTTGCGCGCATGGTTCTGCGCGCGTCGCAAATTTACCGACTGTGCATCATGGGACAGGAAATTGCCGCACTGGACCCAACGGCACGCCTCTCGCTGTTTTGGCCTCGCTGGTATCCGACCACCGCAGATGACAGGCAGAAGGACGCGCTGACACTGAGCACGCTGGCGAATGCCGGCCAAATCAGCCGTGAAAGCGCGGTCAAAGCGATGGCCGATACGTTCGATATTGAGGACGTGCCTGCCGAACTCGCTCGCATTGCTTCCGATAGAAAGGCCTACGGGAACACTTGATGTCAGACAACGACACACCAACCGAACCAGACAACGATCCGATCGTTGAACTGCGCGCGCGAGCGGAGGCTCTCGAGCTTCGTCTGACAGAGGCTGATAAGGAGGCAAAATCACGCCTCATACGCGCTGAACTGAAATTGGAGGCCGTGCGCGCAGGCATGGTCGATCTCGACGGCCTAAAGCTGCTCGATCTCAAGGACGTAAAGTTCACCGCGGAAGGTGACCTTGAAAATGCTGCCCAATTAATAGCGCAGCTCAGACGGGCCAAGTCTTGGCTATTTGGTGGAACTTCATCTTCCAGTCCATCGACCGCACCACCAGCACATCCGCCGCGTCAGAAACTTGCGACTGAAATGACCAATGATGAATACCGAGCCGCCCGCGCGGCATTGCTTAGACATCGACCATAGTTCAGAAAACAACCACGCTGAGGGGATTCCCGAATGGGTATTCAGAATTTTCCGCCGGCTCTGCAACCGATTATCCAGCAAGGTTTCCTGGAGCGCGAATTTGAGCAGGCATTGAAGTCACGCCTGGGTTATCGTGCGTGCGCCGATCGGGTACAGATCGCAGTTGGCATTGGCGAGACCCTAACCAAGACTCGCGCAGGGCTGAAGCCAAGCATCACAATACCGCTGCAACCAAGCACGAACACGAATTTCGACAACGGGCTGTCACCCGTGGGCTGGGGAATAGAGCAGTACACTATCACAATCAACCACTACGCAGCAACGACGGACCTCAACATGGTCACCAGCCGCGTGGGCATTGCATCCCAATTTCTTCAGAATGCCTATGTGAACGGCGAGCAAGCCGCGCGCAGTCTGGACGAGTTGGCGCGCAACGCATTGTTCAACAATTATTTCGGCGGCAACACGCGGGTGCGCATCACGCTTGGAAGTCCGGCAGCTGCTGTAGCCGTTGACGACATTCGTGGTTTTCAATCTGCGTTCGTCAACGGCGTCCAACAGCCGGTCGGTGCATCCAATCCTGTCACCGTAACTGTTGGTGCCGACAGCTATACGATGGTCGGCGCCGCCGCAGATATCAACAACGTATCTACGACACCGAACGGCATCTCCGGTGTTCTGACCTTCTCTAATAATGTATCGGTGTCCGACGGCACTGTCGCCAATACGGTTATCGCATCTAACGCATCCGTAATCGTCCGTCCCTCGCAGCGCAGCAATGTTTCTACGCTGACTGCAACTGATATGCTCACGATGTCCAACCTGTTGGACGCAGTTGCGAAGCTGCGTATGAATGCCGTGCCGGAGATCGACGGGGTGTACAACTGCTATCTCGACCCGGTGTCTGCTCGGCAGTTGTTCGCTGATCCTGACTTCAAGCAATTGTTCCAGGGCGCTACCTCGGCCAATCAGGTATTCCGGCAGGGCATGACGAATGATTTCCTCGGCCTGCGGTTTATTCCGACGACTGAGGCTTTCGTGCAACCTCACCCGACGCTGGTAGGCCTGATGGTCCGCAGACCGATCATCTGCGGCCAAGGCGCATTGATCGAGGGCGACTTCGCAGGCATGGCCGCCGAGGATGTCGTGCCAAAGGATTCAATCGTTGCCGTGGTTGACGATGTAGCGATGGTAACGCGGGAGCCTATCGACCGGCTGCAGCAAATTATCGCGCAGTCTTGGTACTGGATCGGCGGGTACTGCGCTCCTTCGGATACGACGACCAATCCAACGACGATTCCTACCGCCACCAACGCCACGTACAAGCGCGCGGTGATGGTCGAGCATATCGGCTAACGCAAGCAAAAGGTGCAACAGGACATGGCCGTCGGGTCCATCACGCCGTTCCGCGCGACTGGAACGGTTTCGTTAAGTGCAGGGACATCGTCCGCCGCGGTGCTATTGGCGGGCGGTGGGGATACTGTCGTGGTGACCAACACGACCTCATCGCTCGCCTTCGTACGGTTCGGGGCCGATCCGTCAGTCTTTGCCACGGCTGCCGACATGCCCGTCATGGCGAACGCCAAGGTGATGTTGTCGGTGAATAGCCTGGTCAACTATGCAGCTGCGTTGCTGGCTGCGGGTGGTGGCGCCGTTTTCTTCACCCGTGGCGACGGATCCTATATCTGATGGCCTTCACAGACGCCGAGAAGACAGATATCCGCCGATTCTGCGGGTACCCGGCCTATGGGGCGGCACCTGTCGGAATGGAGACCTGGCGATTCTTCCAGGTTTACGGCCTGCTGGAATTTCGCATGAACAATCTGTCCGATGCGGAAACTGCCGTCGTGCGGCGCTATCTTGGAACGCTCACCGTGCTGGAACACGCCGTACCGCGTGCCGGTGAGAATCTTGATACCGACCAGGCGGCTGTATGGACGCGGAATCGCGACGAACTTCGCGACCGTGCCAGGCTGTTCGACGACTGGCGACGGCGCCTGTGTGGTTTCTTCGGTATTCCACCCGGGCAAGCAATAGCGGATAGCGGCATTTTCCTGGTGGTCTAGGCAATGAATCCGACCGAACTGCAGGACCGGATCCATCGAGGCCTCAACGCGGCGGCTCGCGCGATCGGAGCAGATACCGATGCCTATCGTCCTTCGGGCCTTATCGAACCTCTAGCCCCTGTAAACCGCTTCCTGCGCCTGCATGCCGCGTTCACGGCCGTGGATGGTAAGTTCAAACATCCCAATGGGTACGGCGAGGCAATATGGTATGGCGTGTTCGATGCCGCTTACACGCGCCTTGGCGATTATCTTGTGCAGGAGCACACGATCTGGTTCGTTGCCGCAAAACAACGACTATTACCGGTACTGTGCGTCCAGACCAACAGAATGGTTTCATTCTCGCGGCCGGCCGCACCAATGAGCACTGGTGTGAACACCTATGGGGGAACGACCACAGATACCAATGTACCGCTGCTAACGAATTGGCCGGCCAGCGTGCTGGGTGATTCGGGGCATGGACATCCAAATACGGATCTCCCTGGCGATGGTTCGAGCCCGTACTGGACCGTTCTATTGCCGGCCTACCCAGGCGTTGTCTTGCTTCCAGCGGACCTATTGACCGATGATCTGGGACGCAACGCTGTGGTTGCGGCGGCAGAGCTGAGCAGTCTGGGTTGGCGCTTGACAGTAAAGCAGGCGACCACCTAATGGCCGATGAATCGGACGTGGAAGCGGCTCTGGTCAACGTTGTTTCTGCCGCGCTCTATCCCTATGGAACCGGCGAGGCCAGTGTTCCCGGACCGGATTGCCGCATCTACCGAGGGTGGCCTAACTCGGCAGCGCTGGATGCGGATTTGGCCGCAGGCAAGGTAAATGTTACCGTGTTCCCCGGCAGCGGTACTGGCCGTACCACGACGCGCTTTATGGAGCAATGGCTTGGCACGCCTGCCCAGCCTTCGCTGACAGTCATGGTCGCCGGGTCGTTGGTGACATTCGGCGGCAGTGCGAATGTCGGCCAGATCGCGGGCATACTCGTCGATGGCGCAAGCTATGTCTATCGTACCCAGACCGGTGACACACCTGCACTTGTGGCTGCGAACCTCGCGTCGATGGCGCGGGCCCGATTCATTGTCCTGCTGTCGCAGAGTGCGCTGACGATCGCTGGCGCCGGCAACCTTCTGGCCCGCGTTGTCGCCGACGCTCCGGCACAGCAGGAAATACGTCGCCAAGAACACGATTTCCGTGTCACCTGCTGGTGTCCCACACCCGCGGCGCGCGATGTTACCGCAACTGCAATCGATCAGGCTTTGAGTAAGATACGCTTTATCATGTTGGCCGATGGAACAAGTGCCAGACTTATGTATATGGGCACCGCCGTATTCGATCAGTCGCAGAATTCTAGCTTGTACCGACGCGATCTGACCTATAACGTCGAGTACGCTACGATTCTGGTGAGTTCGCAACCTACAATGCTCTTTGGCGACCTTGTCTTCAACACGGCGAGTATCACTGCCTAAATATTGGAGATTCCATGAACATTCATCTGGTTGTGGTGAGGTCGTTCGGCGGCATGTCGAGGGGTGACGTCGTGACTGATGCCGTGCGGATCACCGAAATTCTGAACAGTGAGCATGCGCGCTCTGTCGTGCGAGTTGTCACCCCGGCGAGCAAGGGAGCCTGGGCCAAATGCCGATCGTTCAGCAAGGCAGTATCAATACGACGGCGCTGGTAGTGCCTGACCTTTACGTCCAGATCGTTCCACCACAAAACCTTGTGCTGAATGGAGTACCGACCAACGTGGTCGGTGTCGTCGGTACAGCGCCCTGGGGGCCAGTCGGCCAACCTGTGATCGTGGCTACCATGGCCGACTATGCGCAGAGCTTCGGACCTGTCATGGCACGCAAGTACGATCTGGGCACCCAAATCGCTACAGCGGTGCAACAGGGTGCCCAGAACTTCAGATGCGTCCGCGTAACGGATAACACTGATGCAGCAGCCCAGGCTGTAATCCCCGGGACGACTGTTGCATTCACAGCACTATATACTGGGTCGCTGGGCAACCAAGTCATGCTGACGCTGGCTGCGGGATCCCAGGCTAACACCTGGCGGCTGACAGTCGCGCTGCCCGGCCTTCCACCTGAAGTGTATGACAATATCGCTGGCACCGGCGCGACTTTCTGGGCTGCCCTGGCCAATGCTGTGAACGAAGGCTTGGGACCGCAGCGCGGCCCGTCGCAGCTTATCGTCGCCAGCGCCGGCGGTGCGACGATTGCGCCGGTTGGCTTTTCCCTCGCCCTGGGTTCAAGTACCGCGGGGTCGGATGGTGCGACTGCGGTCGCAGCAATCGGGCTCGCTGGTGCCGACATCCCGCCGCGCTCTGGCATGTACGCATTGCGCGGCCAAGGCTGCGGCATTGCGCTGCTGGCGGATGCCGACGATCCGGACTACTGGACCACGCAGGCCGACTTCGGATTGGATGAAGGCATCTACATGATCCTTACTGGTCCGGCAGGCGATACCATCCAGAATGCTGTCACCGTCAAACAGCAGGCGGGGTTGGACAGCTTTGCCGCAAAGATCATGTTCGGCGATTGGCTTTGGTGGTCGGACCAGGTCAATGGCAGCATCCGGCTGGTATCGCCGCAAGGCTTTGCCGCGGGACGTCTGGCCAACCTGTCGCCCGAGCAGTCGAGCTTGAACAAGCAGCTATACAGTGTCATCGGTAGCCAAAAGTCAGGCACACCCGGTTCAGGTCAGAGCGCTTCGTATTCGACTGCCGATCTGGCAGTGCTGCTGAGTGCTGGCATCGATGTAATCAGCAATCCGCAGCCTGGTGGCAGTTTCTGGGGCGTCCGCGGCGGCCACAACTCCTCCTCCAATGCAGCGGTCCATGGTGACAACTATACGCGTCTCACGAACTACATCGCGGCAACCCTGGCTGCCGGAATGGGACAGTATGTCGGCCAGCTCATTACCGCCGATCTGTTCCGCCGCATACGTGCCACACAGTTGGCATTCCTGCAGAACATGCTTGGCCAGGGCCTGCTTGGAAGCACCGACGGCGGCCTTCCTTTCAGCGTGATTTGTGACATCAGCAACAATCCATCCAGCCGCACAGATCTTGGCTATGTCCAATCGGACGCCCAGGTCCAATACCAGGCCATCAACGAGATGTTCATCGTCAACATGGAAGGCGGCCAGACCGTGCAGGTGTCCGTCCAGACCCTGCCTAGCGGGCAGGCGTCATAAGGAGCAGACCAGATGTCAATGACCATGTTCTCTGTCGGTCGCGACACTCAGTTGGTAGTCATCGGTCCGGCCGGCCGCATCGATTTGACCTATGTAACGTCATTTGAGAGCCGACAACTCACGCAATCGGTTCGAGTGGATAGACTGGACGGAACA